TATGGCGATGACTAAGTTATCTCCGATAGTCCCAACAGGATCGGTAGTAGAACAGAATAATGGACTGATGACGCAATCAAAAGGTCTTCAAGAGACTGTCTAGTTGTTCATCAAAATAGTAGGAATCTGAATTGCAATGCCGGACAATTGCACAAATAAGATGGGCGTAATAATCATCACCAAGACTATGTAAGACTTTATCCGGGGGCACTGATTTATGCCTCGTTATTAAATTACCATTGTTATTAATTGACACTGTAGTACTGAAAAGAATGGCTTCATTTTTTTTAGGACTTGGTGTCATTTTTTTTGTCCGCAGCTTTGACAAAATTAGGGCTTATCTTTGGGTCAAGCTTTGGCAACGCTCCTAAAATTTGTATGGATGTCGCCACTTCCTGATATGGTTTTGTAAACAGATATCGCAGTATAGTTTGCAGTTGTTTGTCTGTAATAATGAAATTATTTTCCACTTTTTTTCTCCTTTAGTTTTTTATTATAGTTTTTAACATACTCCCATGTTTCTCTTCCTCTTCGCTCTCCTTCTGATTCTTTTTTAGGTTCTCTAAATTTTATCTCCCCTGCTATAGCACTGTATGCGGACATATCAATATATGTGTCCTCACTAACAGCCCCGAGTTTAGTTCTCGCAACTTTTAATAAAGTCATTAAAATGGCTACGTCATGTGCCCTAATTTCTGTATCCAGATATGCTGACCATAACCTGGCAATATTTTTATGATTATGAACCTTATCCCCATAATCGTTTTCTCTATCTCCTGCAACTAGTGCACTGGCTTTTTTTAAAAATTCTTTTGTTTTTTCCATTCTACATCTCAAAACTTAAATTATTAGTTTATAGTCTTTATAATCATTCATATCTTTTTTTCAACTCCTTAATATTAATTGTTTGCAAGTCATATTCTCCTTTATTAACATTTCTTTTAACAACAAGACCACTAGTCCACAGATGTTGCGTTCCTTTTGCAAATGATTCCTTATGATTCAAGTAACATCCTGCATTCAATCCCATTAATTTTTTACCATTTATCATGGAACGAACGGCATAGTCAAATAAATGCGAATGCCCTGCTGTTGTTGACTGATGGTTCTTTTTTAATAACCCCGAAGCTATGTTATCACCACTTATAGGTCTTCCTAATACACCACTAGCAAAGTGATGGCAGTATAGTATACCATCAATTTCCACAGGAATTTCATAATCATGATACTCCCATCCGTATGCTTTAAAAGGAATATCTTGAACACTTAATTTTCCTTCCAACTCTGGGTTATCATTCACAAATTTTGTAATGCGGTATTCGTGATTCCCCCCTAACATAACTTTTCTGGGTTTTTTCGTGTACAGATAGTGGCTAAAGTTATCCAATGCCTCTTCCGCATGTTCTATTTCCTTGTTATATCTACGTCCTTCAAAAGCTTTTTTACCTCTGTCAAAATGGGATAGGGAATCCATATTCACCCAGTCTCCCAGGCATATTATAACATCGGGTTTTAACTCACGGGCAAATTTTCCTGCCCAAATAAATCTGTCATTAGACACTCCCATTTTAACATGGGGATCTGGTATAATTAAATGTGTACTCATCAGTGTAACTTCCTTTTCTTGTTAAGCATTACGTCTTTAATGTCAATTAACTTGTTTGTGGGTGGGTTTGTCATGGCATCCACGCCTTCATCAAATACAATATCAGGGTGATCCAACGCCATTTTAACCATTCCATGTGCGATTGTCAAGGCAATATGATAGCTTTGCGTTAAAGGGGGGTTGTCTTTTTCCAATACCAAACAAGCAAACCCTCCTTCTGCAGGGTGAACTGCAATCGTTATAAAGTTTAATTTATCTACTCCATCTTCCATTTTTACTCCTAATAAAATTTAAAAAACATACAGCGTCAAGTACAACAAGAGGATCTCGTTGGTTCATTTTTATGAATACAACCGGCTCCTCTTTATTTTTTGAATTGTACACTGACTGGTCATAATCCTTGTATAATTTTTTAAATGTTTCCTGGTTCTTGCATTCAATGGAAAAGGGAATAAGTTTTCTTGCCTTATTGGACAGCTTAATGTCCACCCCTCTCTCCCCCATGATGGCACATACAATGTCATTGTCTGTCAATTTGGGAAACAGTTTCAGCAGCTCATCACGAACCCAGTTTTGCAATCGTCTGCCTTTAGCCTTTTTGCTTTTAGTTCTCATCTTCCACTCTAGGGTTTGTTACTTTAGTATACCAAACAAATTTAGGATCAAGGGCTTTAGACTGTTGCTGTGGCAGGTACTGTATTTCATCACCCCAACATGCATTCTTGTAGGAACAAAATCCACAAGTTGATTTCAGCACCCTATTTCCTGTTTTCTTTCTGTAAAAATACTCTTCCGTATCCGTGAAGCATCTTTTAAATGGTGCGTTAGTCTTTAATGCCTCGATGTTATCCTTTGCTTTTTGAATGGCATTTTTATTATGTTCGTTATCAGCTATGGGAGTCTCAGTGATGCACCATTCTCCCGTTGACTTGTTAATGGCAATCCATCCGCCAAAATCACATTCTTCCGCATTGGAATATAAGTATCCCTGGGTAACATACCCAAAATCATCATGCTTTAAAAGTGCGTCAAACCCTCCTTTATCCCCAAATTTATAGTCAAAAGACATTGGTGATGCACTTTTAATGTCCCATATACGACCATCAATTTTTACATCATATGACCCATCAATTTCATCTCCATTGAATTTGTACTTTACTCTTTTTTGCTCTTCATCAATTCTAACATCAGATGCTTTTAAGATGGCAATGGCTGCAGCTTCAATCATATCCCCAAAAAGATTTCTCATTTTTACATTGTATGGAAGAGGCTCTCGTTCCTTTCCCATTTTTTCCATTTGCAGTTGGCACAAGGGTCTGCCAATGCTCGACATTCTTATTTTAAATTTATTATCTCGTTTATCCGTAAACTGTCTTCTAAAAGCTGCTTTGCACGCCTCTCCAAATTCCTGAATGATAGTGCTAGAAACCTGTACAGAGGCCGTATTGGCCTCTGTAAGGAACATCTGAACTCTGTTTAATATAGAGTTAGACATTAGGATGCAAGGATGGTAGCAGGGTCGTCTTCAAGATCATTAATTACTTTTTCAGTAATTTTATCTGTCTCTTTCTTATCGTTTGCCTTGTGGTAGGCATCGGACACTCGTTTATTTTCATCGGTAATGAGGTCAGTAAACAAATCCATAGTTTCCAGATCCTTTTTCGTGAACTTAACTGTCTTGTTGTCAATTGCAATTTTTGAAACATACCACACGGTGTCTCCACTTTTTCTGCGATTGGACGTTAAGTTAAGAAAATGATTCTGCATAAGATTGCCACGGCTTTTCAGGCTTTTTAGGGACTCACCAACAGGTTTGAAATTTGTTCCTGTTACTCGCCATAAAATAGGCACATCCTCTATGGACGTGGGTTGACCATCAGCCGTTGTACAGTCCATTGACAATAAGCCATACACCAAACGATAGCACTTGGTGTCACGCTGATTATCCAGTTCAGCTTTTGACAACTGATTCTTGTCTTTTCCGATAACCTTTCCGCATCGAACGCCACCTTTAGAATCAATGGGATCATCTTTCCACGATTTAAAGATAACTGATGTGCATGAATAGTTATTGTTTTCAGCATCATATTGCATATACTGATAGGCGTTTATAAAGGGCCTGAAATTAACAGGCTTATCCTTTAAGCTGTATACTTTTTTTTCAGATTCAGGATCGTAGATTGTATAAACTCCTGGACGCAAAGCGTTTCCGTCATCATCCTCGGCTAATTTATTTATGGACAATCTTGGTAAAATTCCTGAACCCATTTGTGAGTCATCGTCCTGACCCGTCATTTTCATGATCTCCTCTTTACTGAGAGATTCAAAAGCTTGTAATTCATTCGTCATATTTAACCCTCCATAGGTTTTATTTAAATTATATAATACCGGATTTACAGTATTTGTCAAGCGTAAAGTTTCGTATCCAACCAGTTAGAGCCTACCTTTAACTCAACATCCAGAGGAACATTGAAATTGATTCCGTACGTGTCTTTCATCTTGCTGATAACCCCTAAACACCCATTGTTCAGGCATTGTGCGACAATCTTCTCCTCTTCAGGAAAAACATCAGCAATAATGGAATCATGCACGGTGTTAATAAGTAGGCTCTTGGTTTTGTTCTGCTCTAGCAAATCATTAATTAAAATACACGCTAGAGGAACAATATCGGCAGTGGCAAATCCCTGAACCGGATAATTTTTTATCTTTGTCGAGAAACTTGAACCGCCCCATGGCATGCGTTCTGCTTTTGGAAAAGCGTACTCTCTACCTGTCGGTATCGTTACGACCTTGTGCCGTATGGCTTCATTCTGCAGCTCGTCATGCCAAACTCGTATATCAGGGTACTTTTTTAAGAACGCTGAATAGTATTTCTTTTCATTTTCCGTTCCGGACATGCCACCATACAAGGGCTTGAATGTATGGGCTTTTGCGTCTTGTCTAGAACATCCTATTGTATCTGCTGTAAACTGATGCACATCAACACCATTTGAAATATCTTTCATACCTTGTTTATCTTGTGCTAGAAATACAGCCGTTCTAAATTCCAATTGGGCAAAGTCAACTTCCATAATTTTACCATTCTCAAACCGGGAGACAATGACTTTTCGTATGGGAAACGTTCGTGCTCGTGGTTGATTTTGAAAGTTAGGATTCTGACTGGACAATCTTCCTGTTGATGTCACGCATTGCATAAAACTAGGATACAGAAAATCATTTTCTGTCTTGTGTTTTTTAATCCCCTCCACAAATGTTTTTAGGTAAGTGCCCAATGCCGTGTAGCGATTTATCTTTTCAACAAACAATCGCAGCTCCTCATTTCCTTTTCGGGCTATGATGGGCAGTGTAATTTTATCCGTCTTAAATCCACCATCAGCTATGTCACGAACAGCATAGGTCTTTGCGTTAAATCCTGCACGTTCTTGTGTTGAATGATAAATAAAACCCTGTCCTTCACAGTCCTCACATTTTGTTAAATTCTTGTAAGGAGTTCCATTCACTTTTATTTTTTGTACTTTTCCTTTTCCCCCACAAGAATCACATTGTTCCGCTTTTGTTTTATATAAAGGTTCCAAATATTTTGTATAAATCTGTGTCATTTGATGACGGCTATAACGAGGTCGCCTTTTTTGTCTTTTTGTTCTGGGATCAGTGCCTAAATTAAAAATATATGCCCATTCTTTTTTGTTCTTTACTCTCACTCCATAAATAAGCCATGATAATTGCTCATGACTGGATGGATTTATATTAGTATCCCCCATTTTTTCATAAATAGCCTCATCAATCTCCACTCGTAGCTTGTTAAACTCCTCTTCAAAACTCTTTTCAACCTGGTTTAACGCATCCATGTCAATGCGAATGCCGTTGTTTTCCATTTTTGCCAATACAACCAAAAATTCACACATCATTTTAACTGTTTTTAACAGTCCCTTGTTGTTTATTTTCTTGAATTGAAGCATTTGGGCATCAAAAAGAGAACGAGTTGCCTTTATATCAAACCTGCCGTACTCATCCAGCTCAAACATAGGAACATTCTCAAACGACACGTCATTTTCCAGATACTTTTCCATCAGATCTGATTTTTGCACCACTCCTCTCTTTTCACAGGAATGTTTCAGTCCTATGGGAGCTTTCAGTCCACGATTCATTATGTATTCACCAATCATGGTGTCATAAACCTTGCCGTCATACTTAAATCCTGATTCCCATAGCCATATCAAGTCAAATTTTATGTTATGACCAACAAGCAAGGTTGTTTTATCTAACATATTCTGTACTTTTTTTCTATTGGGCACACCCTTGAATTCCCGGTGCTTGAAGAAAAAATACTCATCATTCAATCCCATGCATATGAGAAAATTATCTGGATTCTTGGAAGACGGATCTTTTTTTCCGTCTTTCATTCTAAAACTTGTTTCTACATCAAATGCTGTTATCATACTCCGCACATCCCTTCATCACAA